GCGTGCTCTCCGAGGCCTCTACCCTGGCGACATGCACCACGGGGGGCTTCTCTTCCGGGGCCTCTATTTTGGTGACCACGACTTTAGTTTCCGGGACCTCCTCGACCGCTTCGCAAGCCGGCATTATCCTGCCTTTAGCGAGCAGGCGGCGCGTCTGGGGATTCTCGTCGTCCATGTAGACGTTTTTCCCCGGCCTGTAAAAACGTGGCCCGTACGTCGTGGCTATAAGGATTTTATACAATCTCTTCATTGGTAACTCCTTCCTTCCCTTTCACTGTTTTCTTCCTGGAACGGGACGCCTTCTTCGGTTTAGGTTCCCCTTCCCCTTCTGCCGAAACAGGTTTCGGTTCAGCCTCCGGTTCCGTTTCTCCGTCCCCAGTCTCGATAGTCAAGATTTCAGGTACGATAATCTCCTCGTCCCCAGTCTCGATAGTCGTAACGACACGCGGCTCCGGTTCCCCGGTCTCGATAGTTAATATACCGGGCATGACTGGCTCCGGTTCCGGCTCGACTTCTGCTTTCGTCGCAGGCTCCGGTACTGGTTCCGGTACTGGTTCCGGTACTGGTTCCGGTACTGGTTCCGGTACTGGTTCCGGTACTGGTTCCGGTACTGGTTCCGGTACTGGTTCCGGTACTGGTGCTGCTACCGGAGAAAGCGGTGCCGCCGGTTTCGGCTTGTATTCCACCAGCCAACCCTTGTCCATGGCGTGACGAATGAGCATGAGGTTAGGGTCGACGTCCACTACCCCGTTCGGAGGAATGGTCATCTTCTGTACCGCCAGATGGAGCCAGCTACCGGACACGTTTTTTAGTCGCATACACTACTACCCCCTAAGAAAGAGCGGGGGCGTTACCCCCGCCCGTTCAGGTTTATTCACCGTCTTTCAGAGTTACGCTTGCAACCGCTCTGGTGTTTCCTATACCCATTCCGATGTATTCCCACGCCTTGTAGGTTATGAGGTTGAATCTCTGTTCCACCCCAAACTTCAGCTCTTCGGTGAGGACAAAAGCGTGGCCCAGGTAAGGCTGATCGGTGAAGCAGTAGATCTTGTCGTCTTCGACAATAGAGGTCTTGTTTGTCACAACCAGCCTCTTACCGAGTAGAACCGGGTAGGTGTATCCGTTCTTCACAACCTCGCTCAAGAGGGGGTCGCCGAAGTCACTGTCGTCCCATGCAAGAATATCGTTGTAGACATCGGTGTTTATCAGGATGGTCGTACCCTTCAGTTCGTCCCCGTCTATCAGCTTGAACAGGTTGGTGAAGTCCTTCTTTCCGAAACCGGTGGCGGCCACGGAGTCCGTGTCCTTAGAGGTCAATGTTATGGCCGCGGCTACCAGCGCCATGAACTTGGTGTCCTCTATCTCGGCTATGGCTAGTTCCGTGTTCTTTCTTATGAGATCGGTTATCGGCATCTTGTAGGACAGGAGCTCACCCTCGGTCACCTGGTTCTCGTCGGACGAGACCGCGAAGAAGGGGATCGTGTACCTGTCCCCGTATACCCAGGTCACCTGCTGGGACTGCCCCAGGAAGTCGACTGCAGCCGCTCCGCCGTCGGGCTCTATGTCCATGATCTTCACCAGTCCGCGGTGGTCCGCCGATCTGTCACACTCGGCGGGGCTTATGGTCACCGGCGGAAGGATCTGTCTGGCGAAGGAATCTTCCCTTATCTTCGTCCTGAGAAACAGGCTGGTGGCTAGTGCCACTTCCTCCCTATCCTCGGCCGTTTTCAACATATCTACGAATCGTGCATTGAGTACATCTATACCCATTGGCATGTCTTAATCCCTCCTTGTTCTCGTTTCAGGCCGGTTTAGAGGAGATTTACTCTCAAGCCTGTATTGGTAACCCCGCTGGTGATTACTTCCTCCACTACCCCGACACTGTGGGCGTGGGAGTCACCGTCGAACTCGATCAGTTTCCCATCCGTCCCCACCGTCAGAACGTCGCCCGCGGCGGCGCTCGCCAGGTACGTGGCGTCCACCTGCGTGGTCTCGATTCTGGTCCTGCCCAGGAGCAGGGTGTAGGAGTTGGCCGCGGCCACCGAGGGGTCTTCGACGTCGGACACGACCATATAGAAAGGTCCGGTACCGGCCGCGTCAGGCAGCGCCGCTTTTCCACCGGATATGATTACGAACATACCTCCCTCTATAGTTTCATCCGCATCGGCTATCTGTTTGGAAAAAACCTGTACATTATTGAATCCGTGTAGCAGTGTGAATGCCATGTTAGACTACACCTCCGTATCGTCGTTCTATCAGGGCTATTACCTGATTTTCTTCTTCTGCTGTTCGTTCGGGGAGACCCTCCAGGGTCCCCACCTCAAGAAGGTCCATTTTAGCTTCCTTACTCAAGGTCTGGTGCTTGTCGCTTTTTGGCTCCTCCGGGTCCGGGGCCGTAGCGGCCGCTGTTTTTTCGCCGGAGTGTCTTTTGTATTCTTCATAGGCTTTGAGCTGTTCCTCGTAAAGCCTGTCCTGCTGTTTTTGCGCCTTGGCCTGGTCCACGAAACTCTTCAACATCATGAAGGTGAGAGCCGCGGACCCCACGGCACCGGCAACGTCCATACCGACCTTACCGTAGTTCTTCGTTTTTTCCAGTGCGATCTTCCAGCCTGGTTGGGGTCCGGTGCTACCACTACTACTACCACCACCGCCACCGCTGGACAGTATCTTCTTTATCTGCCCTTTCGGGTACGAACGTATCCTGGCACCCTGAATCAGCTGGTTGTTAGGGGCTGGGACAAACCCCTGTGGAGTGCGTACATAGGTTCTGGCCACCTTCTCCATGGAAGCCAGCTTACTCATGATTGCAAGACCAACGCGGCTTATAGGGGTTCCGAATTCTGCCATACGAGATGCCCCCCTTTCACCCACGCACTTACTGTCCGGCCACAGCGTTAGAAATGGTCGGATTGGGTACTCCAACTACCTGTTGCATGGCTCCCTCGATGATGTTGGCTACTTCGGGATCGGCGGCTACCCTTAACAGCTGATCCTTCGGCATGTTGGAAGCGAACTGCACTATCTGCACCGGGGTCATGGCCTTCAGTGTAGCCAGGACTTCCGCCGTGCCGGCGACTTCCAGGGCCAGTGGCTGTGTGGCTATCTGCTGCGGCGCCACTGTCTGGGCGTCCACTCCCGCCGCGGTCGGCGCGAGGGTAGCGTGGGGAATGTCCATGGTGCCCGGAGCCGCCATTACCGGAGCCACTGCAGGGGGTACCTGTTCTTCCGCGGCTTCCGCGGCCATCTTCGTCATCTGTTCCTGCAAGCCGTCGGCAAACCCTATGCCGAACGTTCTACCCAGGTTGTAAATCTCCAGGGTCTCGGCTATCTTCTCCATACCTGCGGTTTTCTCCGTCGTGGGGACGGGTGCAGCCGTCTTCTCGAGTTCACTGTTGTCGGTCATTCTCTGTATGAGATCCTTTACCGTGAAACCTCTGTCTTTCTCTCCCATATGTGGGCTACCTCCTCATTTTTTCGGTTTAAACGTTAAGAAGGTTTTTAACGTTTTTCTGGATCTGGGCCAGATGAGCGCGGTCAGACCTGCGCCCACCAGGTTTGGGTGCTTACCTAGCGCATCGAGTATTTCCGAGGGCCGTTCTCCTCGTTCCAGTTTTTCAAGGTTCTGCTTTCTGACAGCCGCCCCGATCAAGTGTCCACCGAGCATACCGGTTATAGCGCTTCCTACGAAGTTAGCGGCTGTTTTGTCGAAAAAAACGCCTGCCATGGGTCCGGTGGCTCTAGCCTTCGCCTGTTCCCCCAGGGCCTGCAAGTACATATCGTAAGGGGATAGTTTTTCTGATTCCTGTTTCGTGCTCAACAGCGGCACTCCCAGTTTGGATAACAGCGCCAGCATGAAGAGAGACCCCATGTCCAGCAGGGCGGCTTCCTTCACGAACACCTCCGGAAGCACCTCCCGGTAAGTCGTGTACAGCGCACCGTAAGTTTCCGACAGACTGCCCACCTTCAACAGCGGGACACCGTCTATCCCCAGCCGGTACACCACGAATGGATAATGGTACGAACGTCGGCACAACCACGGAGCCAGCAGAGACATTATTCCGGGGTGCCTTACGGGTTCCCTCGGGGTCAGCAGCTCCTGCAGGTAGGCCGGAGACATGTAGTCCAGGTCGTCCGGCGCCAGGTGCAACATCTCCCGGGGCTTCAACTGGATGCCCATATAAGTGGCCGTTCCCACTACGTCACTCAACGGGTAGTTCTTTAACCTGTCTAGTGTGTCTTCACCCAGAGGGGAGTCCTGCTCATATAGGGCGTCCATCAGGTTTGAAGCGCTGCTGTCGGCTTTAACCGGAAACGCTTCCACTTCCTTCTCGATCTCGGCCTCTTTCTCTCCGGCCGTTTTGGCATTTTCCAGGTTTCCGGACAGCATGGCAATTTTTAACAGCGCTTTCGCCGTGGGCTCGGCACCTACGGCCACAACAGACAGGTCGAAAAAGCTAGGGTCGTGGTTTATGGCGTATACCTGCCTGCCGTCCGGCAAGATCTGTCCCATTCTGTATTTCAGATGGTCGCAGTACTCGGCGCGGGTCCGGGCCCTGTTGTGACAGATGCTGCACTCGTCGAAAGGCACCCTGGTACCCATAGAAACATCGGGAAGTTCGCCGGCCTCGACCTTTTTCACCAGGTCCGGGGCAAGTTCCTTGCGGAAACTTATTATAAGCTCGACCCGGTGCATAACGTGGTTGTAGGCCGCCAGTATCACATCCCCTATCGCCTTGTTCGGATCCTTGTTCTGGTGTTGCCGGTATATCCGGGCGTCACCGAACGTTCTGTAGTTTTTCAGAAGAGATGCTTCCGGGAAGTAGTCGCCGTTCCTGTTGGCTCCCCAGTATTCTCCAGCCCCGAGACCGACTACTAGAAGATACATGGAGCCATCCGTTGCCTTACCGGAGGACATCCGTGACAGAGCTCCTGCTATCTCCGGTGCAAGATCACTCGCGGCCGCATGTTTTGTCACGCCGCGGACGCTCGGGTCCAGAAACAACAACAACTCCGTGTCAATCAGAGACAGGGAGAGCATCTTTTCGATCATCAGTTATCACCACCGAGGCCCAAAAGGGTCTTGTTTATTTTCCCCTGTTCGTGGATCATGGTTTATCATCGTCGAAACCCAAAAGGGTCTTGTTTATTTTCCCCAGCTCGTGGACCATGGTTGGGTCCAGTCCGCCGTACAGCATTATTTTGTTTATTATGCTTTCCACCAGGATCGGATCGTCGAACATTTTTGGGGCGACCTTCATCAGCGCCCGACCATACAACAACACCTGGTCGTCGTCCCATTCCGGGTGGTTCCTGTTCACTATCTCCAGAGTGTGTTCCAGCTTCTGCTGCAACCTGGGGTCCAGCGGGCGTGCCAGTCCGGGTCCTACCCTGTTCTTCAGCATGTAGGAAGCCAGATCGTTGAACACATTCAAAAATGGAGATTTATCTTCAGTACCCGCTGTCATTGCACACCTCCAATCACTTTTTGGACGATATCAGCGCATTCAGGAACGGGGCGTTCG